CTATCACAATCAACGGCTCTATTAACACATTCGCCGTATGCAATTTTATAAGCATCCAAACTATCAAAACGCGCAGCTATATATTCAGCATAGTCGCGGCTAATTAAAAAACCGTTATCTACCTTTGTAATCTGACATGAGGCGGCTAATGAGCAAAGTGTCAGAAACATTATCGTAATTAACAATCGGTACTTTAATAATCTTAATTCTGGATAGGTCATATCTAAACTGTTTTATTTGTTTGTCTAATGTAGTCTGCATCGTGTCTATATGCGCTTGCAAGCTATCTGATTTTGTCACAAATTTAGCATATATTTGTGACAAACTGTCACGGGTTCGCTGTTCGTTTTTCTGTATATGTTTCTGTAGTTTGTTGCTATTGTCAATTGTAACATAAAGCAAAACAGAAACTAAAACGATAACAGTTATAATTAAATATTTCATTTTTTTACTAAGTTTAAAGCGATGGCAACCGCCTGTTCTTGTGGTTTACCTTCAGCTATTAAAGTTCTAATGTTTCTTTGAATACATTTGTTATCACCGGGTAAGCATTTAATTAGGGGCATAGTTTTATAATGTTTAAATGTTTATACAAAATTATGTTATTTTGACCAATTACGCGAGAAGTTTTTACGCGCTTGTCTTTGTTCTACTATTTTAAATATACCGTTGGCATTCGCGCTAACTGTTGTACGTGGCATGTATTTAGGCAATTCGGTTAAAACATTTTCGATACGTTCCAATCTGTTTTCTAAGCCGCCGTAAGTCTGGGCCACGTTGACAAATATAGATTTTTGCCCTAATTCAGAACTAAGGCTAACGTTATCGCCAAATGCACCTAAAGCGTTTTTAATGCCGCCTTGCTGATATGCTTTAGAAAATGTATTTAGCACATCCGCTGGTATTCTGTTATTATGTACGGCGCTAAGTACATCCCAATATTTATTATTTGTATCGGTTGTAATTACGCGCTCACCTTCGTTAAGCATTGCTGGTATTGTGTCGCGGCCTGCTTTATTGTTGCCGCGTTCTAAGTATTCAACACCCTTATAAAACGCGTTACCAGCTGCTACACGCGCTTGTGCTAAACCTGCAATAAGTGACGCAAGTGTTAAGGCTATTGTAATAGGTGCCGCCGCGCCACCTTCAGCAGCCGCCTTTGAAATTGCTATCGCTGCATTTATTGCCAACTGTACAGATGCTAAATTCTTTTCACGTTCAACAGCACGGGCCCGTTCAGCTTCTAACTTTTCTAAACGTTCTTTTTCAATTTCTAATTGACGCGCGTTAAAATCTTCACTATTAGAACGTATTTCATCCAATGCCGATTTGCTTTTATCTATTGCTTTGTCAAGACCAGAAATGTAGGCTTGAACCTGAGCGTTAAGAACTGAAAAAACAGAATCAGAAACACCTGTAATTACTTGACCTATTTGTTCAATAAGTTTTTTAGGGTCAGGCGGTTCAATGCCATCGCCAATGCTTTTACCAGCTTCTTCTAATTGTAATTTTAAATCAGCTATTTGTTTATTTAATGATGCTAGTGTACCCGGGTCAATAAAATCTTTAGATAATTCTTTTATCTTTTCTAAAAATTCAATACGCAAATTTAGAAGATCAATATTAGCTTTGCTTTCAATATCTTTTCTTTTCTTATTATAGCTTTCATCTATTTTAGCTTGCAGTTCAGCGTTACCTGTTGCAGCTGCTAATTCTTGATTACGCTGTTCTTCTAAAAATAATAAATCTTGTGCTAATTGTGTATTTCTATTATCTTCCCTATATTTTAAACCAGCTTGTAAATTTGTTTCGAGATCTTCAATTTCTTTTTGAAAACGTTCTAAGCTAATTTCATTTAAATATTTTTCTTCGGCTGCCCTACGTTCTTCTAATGCTTTTTCATCAGCTAATCTTTTTTCTTCTAAAAATGCTTCGTATTCTTTATTTAGGTCATCTAAAAATACTTTTTCTTCAATTAAATATTGTTGGCGTTGCTCTTCTTTTTGTTCAAGCTCTTCTCTTAAAAACCTTTTATTTAAATCCTCAAGTTCTTTTTTAGTTTTAGCGTTAATTTCTGTTAATGGTTTTTGCGGTCTTGGTGGTCTTGGTGGTCTTGGCGTTACTTCAGTTAAACCTAATGATATTTCAAGGTCTTTTGCCGATTCATTTATTTTTTTAACTTCTTCTTTAAATTCTTTATCTATATTTTGTAAATTCTTTTTTGCTGCTTTAAAATTATTTATTGCGCGTACTTGGTCATCTGAAGTTGGTGTTGAAAATACTAATTCACCATCTTTATCTCTACTAAGTATACCAACTCCTGAAGCATCTAAATCTTCTTGTGCCTTTTTTTGTCTTGCTAAAGCTGCAATTCTATCTTGTAATAATTTACCTGTAGCTGCTTCTAATGCATTCGTTTTAGCTTGGGTTACAGCTTTTCTTATCAATGCGTTATTAACTAAATCATATGCCGCTGCAATTTCTTCAGCTGTTGATGCTTCAGTTAATAAGTTAGGTAAATAATCGCCGTATTGCTCATTTATTTGATTAATAATTGCGCTACGTTCACTACCTTTAACATTAGCATCATTTAGTGATGTAAATAAATCATCTAATGCTACTTTTTCTTTAGCATAAGACTCAACAGCTGATTTAGATGCTTCATTAAATGCAGTTTGTGCTTTTGTTGCACCAAAAATATAATCTATTACAGTAGGTAGTACAGTAAGCAATAAACCAAACGGATTTAAACCGCCTAACATTCTAAATACATTACCCAACATCATACCAGCGCGGCGCAAACCATTTATATTGCGCGCACCTTGAAGTAACGAACCTGCAAAACTTTTTTGCTGTGTTGCAGCTTGCCCTGTGCTAACTGCTATCTGTTTATTTGTTGCATCTAATTGTTTGCCAACAGCTACACCAGCTTTAGATTCAGCATTAACTTGCTTTTGTGTTTTTACTAAAGTGTCGCGTTTCTGATTTAGCTGTTCAACGCCTTTGGCCTCAGTATTTAACACGCCAACTAAGTTCGCCTGCGCAGATTCTAATTCATCAGCAACGTCAACGCCTTCGGCCATTGCGTTATTTAGTTGGTCAATACTTTCTATAGCTGAATTTATTTCAGTCTGGAACTGCGAACCGTTAAATTCTAAACTATAAACGTCTTTAATTTCTGCCATTACTTTTTGTTTATTTTTTTGTTAGCCTGTTCGGCCCTATCATTGTCTTTTAATATCTGTTCTAATGCCGCGTAATAATCACGTATAACCCAAAATCTAACATTTGCCATTTGCACCGGGTCACCCTTTGTTATAATATAATCGTTTTCGCGGTTTTGTTCTTTCAGTTTTTGTAATGCGTGTTGATATGTTGCAGGTTTCTTTTTTGGTTTTGCGTTCGGTTCAATTTTGTTTAGCCTTGGAAAGTTTAAACGTTTGAAGCGCTCGAACCTTTCAATATTTGTTCTATACTGTTCAAAAAAAAAGCGCGCAGTTCATCATCTTTTTTAATCGCTTCCATTTTGCGCTGCTGTGTTTCGCTGTTTATTATGTATGGGTTTTCACCATCAATATAAAAAAAATACAAACCAGCTTCTAATAATAGATCATCTAACTTAACGCTTTTAAGCCTGTATAGAATGTCGTTTAGTTGGTCCTTGCTTTTAGTGTGAAATTCTTTTAGCTTATCGCGTGTCATGTTTTGCCATGGCATTTCTTCAACCGTTTCTAAAATGCCGTTTAGCTTTTCAACTACTTCTGTTTTGTGAATACCAAAATCAATAGCGGTCATTGCTTCTTCAATCCTTTGCGCACGTTCTCGTGTTAAGTTTGCAGGATTTTTTAAAATGTAAAAGTTATTACCAGCGCGGTCTGTAAATACTCTTGTCAATTCTATACGCTGCTTTGTAGTTTCGGGAATGTAGGTTTTAAGCCACTTCTGGTAATTACTTTCGTTTTGTTCTGCTCTGTTTCGTTTTCTAAAAATCATGTGTATTTAATTTGGTTGTAAAGTTAGGAGAAAAAAAGATAAAATATTTTATAAAATTTTTATAAAATTATTTGCAGTTCTGAAAATTAGGTGTAATTTTGTATCAACATACAACGAAAGGGAATTATTTAAACTTCAAAAAATTAAGATCATGACAACTGCAACACAAATCCTCGCTCAATTAGGTGGTAACAAATTCTTAGCTATGACAGGCGCACATACTTTAATAGATTGCGGAAATGCTTTATCTATGAAATTAAGAACTAATAAAAGCAAAGCAAATTATCTTAAAATTACGCTTACTGCAATGGATACTTATATTGTAGAATTCAAAAAAGTAAACTATTCTAAATGTACTTGCGATGATGTTAAAGTTTTAGATTTTGTTTACAATGATCAATTAAAAAATATTTTTACAAGTGTTACAGGAATGTATACAAGCTTATAAAACATCAAGGTTTTCGGTCAACCTACAAAACCGAATCTTTTAACATTTTAAAACTTCACATCATGAAAACACTACTTTTTATTTTACTATTTAGCGCCGCAGCATACGCGCAAACCGACACTATGTATTGCATTCAGATACTTAGCACCCGACACCCTGAATTTATACGCGCTGAACATTTAGCGATGTGTACAATAGAACAGGCGCAAGTAGAACAAACTGATGGCCTATACCGGATTATGTTTGTTTACAACACACTTGAAGAAGCAGAAATAATGCTAACCACGTGGAAGCGCGCGCATAAAGATGCGTTTATTTGCCGCCGTACATCACAACAAGTTTTAAACTTTTATCAATTTTACACTTATGATTAAGCATATAGATATTAAAGGCAATAACCACCGAAACAAAAAAGGTATTTTACAGCAGTTCTTAACCGAAGCGCAAAAATATAAGCCGCTAACATTCGAACAGGAACGAACAGCAACACGGGAACAGCTGATCAATCACAATATGTTATTTGCGGCCTCAATAGCCTTTAGATATGATAACGCGCAAATCGATATAATGGATTTAGTAAGTGAAGCTATGTTAGGTTTAATTAAAGCTGCCGATACATTTAACCCGGCGTTTGAAAACAAGTTTATAAGTTACGCATTATTTCAGATTCAGCGCTACATCAAAGACTTTATTGATACTAAAAAAAACTGCGTAAGGCTGCCGCATCGAATATCTCAGGTTCGATACCAAATCGGTAAGTATGAAGAAACAGATAGTTACCTGTTATCAGAAAAACTAAACATACCTGAAAATATTATAAAATCAGCGCAAAGTATTACAGGCTTCGTTAGCTTAGATGATACTAATTTTGATGGCGATATTATTTATCAAGTTGCATCAGATGATCAAACAGATAAACACGTTTTACAGTTAGAACTTAAAGAACTTTACTACGAAGTTACCGAATGTTTAACAGGCCGTGAATTAGAAGTTTTAAGGTATAGATACTTTGATACCTTTCCGCAAGATTTAAGCCAAGTAGCGGAAAAACTAAAAGTTTGCCGTGAACGTGTCAGGCAAATAGAAAAACAAGCGTATAAAAAAATAAGAAATAAGTATGCAAACGGAATCTAAATCGATACGCGAACTAATTTTAAGCGGTCATAGTGATAATATTGAACTTGGTTTAATCCTTAATGATTCGTTTAAATGTTTTCCGTTAACCCGTAAGTTTTACAGAAAACATAAACGCTTTAAATTCTGGCAGCCATCGCGGCATTATTCAGTTTTAGAATCAGAATCGCGTTATTATTCGTGGGTTTCATTATTAAATAACGAACTAAAAACGCACAGGGCATACTTTTGGTTAGACTTTAAAGAACCTAAGTATAAAACGCCGTGGGAGCATTGGCAGCTGCATATTACTAATCATTTCAATTGGCCTTATAAAGGTATAATGTTTACAGGCGGCGGCCATCCTTATACTACTATGTTTATACGAGGTCACAATTTGTGATTTCAAGTTACACCACCTCGTTGGCATCAACAAAACGCTAATACATCTTACCGTTAGCTAAAAACTTATCTGCCCAAACGTTAACCTGTTCTACGTAAAAATCGCCATTGTCATTTATATTGACGATGGCGAAACCATTAGCCCACAATTGGCGCTGAAACCTTGGCATATAGCTAAAACCTTTTGATTTAATATCATATAACCCACCAATGTTAAAAGCGGCCCTATTACCTGAGTGATAGCATTGAACCCGGTGCGTATGGCCAAACATAACTGAGTGCTGCGTTTTATCTAAATGTGCTTTTGCCGCGTGAATAGATGTGTAAACACCGTGAACTATATCTAAGTGTTTGCCAAGCGTGAAATAATCAGACTGCCAATCTGTTTTAACTTCCCATCCACGTTCGTACAGGTATAATGCATCAGTAGGATTTATTAACGCGCCGCCGTATTTGGCATTATCTTTTTCTTTTATGTGCCTGAAGTATCTATCTTCATGGTTGCCAAATAGAAAATATTTCTTAGCACCTTTAAACGCGCTGTTAATATCGTCAATACCCTGCAATCCGTCTATGTATTCATCCTGTAATGTTAGGCCCGATAAGTTGGCCAATGATTCAGCGTTATAGCTGCCAAGGGTATAAAGGTCTAAATAATCACCCGCTAAAACAATGCCGTGTAAATTTGTACCAAGTTCAGATATTAGCCTTAATAGTTTTTGCCAAAGTATCTGATTATGAAACGGTCTGTGCACATCACTAACAACTAACCAGCGCTGAAGGCTTTTGTTTTGTCGGCGCTTTTCATTTATTATGTTTTTCCAATATTCTACTTCTTCATTAGAATGTACTTTAATTTTGGGGCGGTAAATCATAGGATTATAGTTTTATATCTTGACAAAACGTGTTAAGTAAGTATCTAAGATTATCAAGTAAGTCGGCCTGCCTTTCTTCGCCTTTGCCTTTAATGATTCGGCGGCTGTTATCGGATTTGATGCGCAAACAATCCATACGTAAACCCGGGCATTTATCTTCATAAATCTGGAAGTCGGGGCACATGCTAATAATAGTGTTTGTTTGCACGTAACTTTCAGCGTGTAATGGGTTAGCTTTAGGCACTACAAAGAACCGCGCTGGTAATTGCAGTTCTTCTTGTATAATTTCGTAGTAGGTTTTAGATACGCGCTGTCTACCATCGGAACGATCACCTGATGCATCACCTGTAATCAGTAGCGGTATAGTACAGGGATAAATAGCAGTATCGGACCAACGCCCAATCTTTTTATTTGTTTCTGCAAATACCCATTCGCGAAATGCTTGACACGTGTCATAGATTGATGCTTCACCGCGTTCTTCACTACCTATCTTAAATTCCTTTACAATATGCACACCATAGCGATAACGTGAACGTGCTGATACATCAGGCGCCAATGTAGTTTTGCGCATAACGGCGGCGGTCATTGGTATTTTGTTAAAGTCAAATGATACGTAAATCTGTTCCGTTTCCCAATTTATTTTCTTTGAAGGCTGAAATACTTTTTGTTGAATGCTTTTGTCCTTTAGAACGTAAACCCATGCTTCGCCTGAATAATCAACAAATACAGATTTGTATTCTTGTTCAAACGTTAGGCGGTCCAAATCGCGGCTGGCATCGGCAACCTCATCAGGATCAATGTTTGGGTTATCGGTTGTTTCCATTCTAAACGTTATCCAGCTGTCGCTGCCGTTTTCGCTTTGTGGCAAATCTATGTCATTGTAGCAATTCTTTTCGACGTTGCCAGCCTTAGCACCGTTGCGGCATAGTTCATACCAGTAGTTATCTTTACCCGCAGCTGTACCAATGAAAAACGCCTCACCTTTGTAGTCAGTTAAGGTAGGGCGTGCAACTGTTTTCCAATGATATTCTAATATGTGGCTTGGTATCTTTTGTGTTTCTTCATAGATTACCCGGTGATACTTACGGCCGCGCCCTTTGTCCTTTCGCCCTTCATCGCCAATGGACCAAACTTCTAAAACGCCGCCATTGAGAAACTGCATTATCTTTGAAGTTTCATCTTTGTGCTTTATAATTCCGCCTTCAGAAATTGTTTTGTAAGTATCTACTATCTTATTCCAGCTTTGTGCAAAATCTTTAAAATCGTCCACAAAGATACCAACGAACTTACCTTCAAATACAGCAGGGCTTATAAGCGGCAATGCAACCGATGTTATCAATTCAGTTTTGCCGAACCTACGCGCGCAAACAATACAGTTAAACCTACGCTTATTATCTAAGATCCGCTGTTGACCTTTGTGCGGCCTGTAAAGCTGTATGTTTATGTTGCGCGGCACTACTTAGCTTCAGGGTACTGAATGTTTATGTTTATGTTTTTGTCGTCTTCAGTTGTTTCGTGCTTATCCTTAAAGCCGTAATTATTGATCAACATAAACTTAGCAACACCCATATCATAAGTTCTATCTAATCCGCCTTCAACCTTGTTAGCTAGTATCTTTTGCTTTGCGCGTTTAATAATGTCGAAAAAGGTTTCCTTGTTTGAATAATTTATCAAAGTATCGCGGCATGTATCTAAATAAACAGCTAAGCCTTCAACCGTATAAGGTCGGGGAAAACTTTCAACTACTTCTTGAACACCATCTTTAGTCACAAGATGCTTAACGCGTGTACGTGAATCGCACCAATCAAAGTAAGATTCTATTTTCTTTTGTAATTCTTCAGGTGATTTGAATTTCATAGGTCTACCTGTATCTTTCATATTTTCATTTTAAGCAACTTTTAATAAGTTTTGATATATATACACCAATTTAATGTAAAAATGCCTTAAAACACCGTTTAAATAAGTTTTAAGACTATATCTATATAATTATTAGTATTATTATTTATATTATTATTATTATTTATTATTATTGTTAACACGTGTTACATTAAGTGTAACACATAACTAATTGATATATAGTACATGTTACACTGTTACGTATGTTACACTATATTCTACATATATGTGAGAGTAAGTATAAAAAATACACGCATATACGTGTTGAATTAGTGTAACAAGTGTAACAGCGTAACAAGCTATGATTATCAGCGTTTTATGCGTTACAATTGGCGTAACATGGTGTTAACATTTCAAATAAAAAAACCGCTGCACTTGTTGAACAGCGGTTAGCGGCAAACCGCAGTTAAGGCAAAAGTAAGTATTAAATATTGAAAAATCAAATTTATTTTTCTAATTCATCATTAAACGCTGATTTTTTCAGCAAATCAGTATAATTCATCGAACCTTTGCGGCTAACATCGCGGCCAAATATTTTACCAAACTTTTCAGCGGCATCTTTAACGGCGTAAGTTTCGGCGGCGGGTGCAGCTTTTTGCACGCCATCGGTTTTAACGGCGTTCCAATCTGTTGCGCCTGCACCTTTGTCAGTTTGTATTGGTGCCGCGCCTATGCCGTCTTGCCACATCGCTTGGCCGTTTATAGGGTTTATTACATGCAGCCTTACAGTAACTACTACTGAATTTGCTACTATCTGTGTGTTGCGAATTTCAACGTTAAAATTGCCAAAAATACGTGTTAACAAATATTCTATTTTTTCAATAGGAATATATCTGTAATCGCGAATCATTGGGTGCTGAACTAACCACTTTGCGGGTGGATCTTGGTTCAATAATACAGTAAGCGCATTTTGCTTTAGGCTGTCTTCATTTTCTACTAATAGGTCCTGAAGTGTTGGAAGTTTTGTGAGTTGTGTCATGGTTTGAAATTATTTAGCCCAGTTAGGCAATGAAAGAATATGAATTTTATTATCAGTTGTATAGCCGTGAAAATTATTAGTTTCCTTGCATTTTTTAAGCGTTTCGATATCTGCTAAATATTCTTGGCGCCCGCGTTCGATAGCTTCGGGATCAAGTTCATAAAGTT